TCAGAATGAGCACTTTTAGCCATAATCGTCTCCTATCTTGAGATCCGAATCCTGGATCTCTAGCTTATAATGTTTTTTTGCTGGGTGGATTTTCCGATACCAGGTCCGGATCAGATCTCCCAGCTTAACGCGTAAATTCCAGATCCATCGTTTCATTTTGGCTCCCATAGAAACATAGACCGAATATCTTTCGGCCTCCATTCTGTAGATTTCGGAGGGGAGCTGAGATCGCTCCGCTCCCCTTTTAATCCAACTCACCTGGCCAGGATTATCCCAGCAGAATCGCTATCGCTTCGCTCTTGACCGCCTTCACACCCCACGCCAGCCCGACTTCGAATGCCACCTGACGATATTGGGGATATATCGCTACCTGGAAGCTCAAACCGGTCTGTGGATCGGTGATCACAGTCACATCTGAAGCAGCATCGCCTTCTTTGGGCATGAGAGGTACTCTGGTCATGAGTGCGATTGCTTCACGTGCGAAAGCCAGATTTGCTGCATAAGCTGCACTGGATGTCAGAGGATCATTATTCACCCAGGCAACCTGGATACCAGGTGCAGCCAGGACCAGATCTCCCTCTGCAGCTGCAAGTGGAGTCACGACGATATATTTCGAAGTGTCACGGCCGGTCTTGGTGTTGGCGATGACATCGCCTGCCACCATGACTCCTGTCTGAGTATCTGCATGGATGGTCGTCGATCCTTTGATATAACCGGCAGTGAGATCGACAAGAGTCCCAGTCGCTCCCCCAGGTGTGTGGGTCTTCACCTGAGCACTCTCTCGGATTGCAAATCCATGCACATCTAACAATGTGCCACGTCGTAATGGCTCAGCGCTTCCTACTTCGTTTACCTTAGTGAGATCTGTCAATGTTCGCAAAGCTGCTCCTGCGGTGGTATTGATCACCAACTGCAGATCACTATCTGGCGCTCCATTATCCTTCAGGATTTTCAGCACTTGGGCCGTAAAGCTCAGCTTGTTGGTGCTATCGAACGGCGTGGTGCCTGCCGTGCCATAGGCCCTGGAGGCATAGATATATAATGCCGCCAGATCAGCCTCGACCTCATTCACCAGCGTGCGCATGGATTGGGCGAATTGATTCACCAGGATCTGGTTATATAACCCATCCACACTTTTCTGTTCTTCGCCATTCCATCCAAATACCACCGATCGGCTCTTGCTGATCGACATTGTCCCTGGGCTGATCGTTTGCCCTGTAGGAGTAGGTCCGGTGGTAGCCGGGGTGACATTGCCGGCGCTTGCTGCCGGTACAACTGGCCAGCTTATGGTCTGATCCTTAGCGACCTGCTCACCAGTCGAATCTCGCAATACCGCCGGGATGAAACCCGTCAACTCACGCGAGACAATATCGATTGATTTATAAAGTGTTGGAATTAATCCAGTTAAAGTATTAGCCATTTTAAGACCTCCAAAAGTTTAAAATATTTTTTAAGATTGGCTCGAGGGGATTAATCCTCGACTTTACCGCCGGACTGGATAAATCTGGCCCTCTGGATCAGATCCATCGTGTCATATTCCGGACGCTTGATCACCGTCGGCTGAGTGCCTTCGGACTGCTCGAGCTGGGCCGTGGAAATAGGGACGAAATTCTTTGCAATATCATTCGGCCGATTCGCTTTTTGCATGGTTTCATAGAGTGCCAGCTGCTTCGAATGCTCATTCTGAGCCTCTTCCAGCGAGGGACGCAGCTCGAGCGCCTGGACCTTGCTTTCATCGGTCCCCTCAGTGAATAGCGCATCGATTTCACTTGCTATCCTCTGGACCTCATCAGCATCTGCATTCACAGCATCGAGATAGGGTTTAAGATCGATCATTATTTTTCTCCTTTTCTTAAAATTAGATTGACTTGATCACGGAGGATCCGTGCCTCGCGTTGTTGCTCATCCGTCAGCATCGATCCGCTGGAGGTCAATGTCGCCGGCTGATCACCTTGAGTTAATTCCTGCATTAAAGTTGCAGGGACTTTCGAATAATTCCGGAGAGCATTCACATAGGCTGAATTCTGGATAGGGATCCGGATCTCATTATTCGGATTCGTCAGGATCTTATCGACGAATCCCAGATCCAGGGCCTTTTTTGCATCCATCCAGGTCTCATCTGTCATGAGCTTCGAGAGCCTGGTCCGGCTCAGGCCGGTCTTAATCTCATAAGTATTAATGATCCCCTCTTTAATGGATCCCAGAGAATCAGCCAATCTGGTCAGATCTTCTATATTCAGAGCTGCCAGGAAAAAGACTACCGATGGATCATGGATCATAAAATAAGCATTATCCTGGATCCAGACCTCGCTCCCAGATACCGCGACAGTCGTTGCAGCTGAGGCCGCGATTCCTTCGATCTGGACCGTGATCTTTCCAGGATAATCGCGCATGATCGAGCTGATCATGCTGGCCGCGATCACATCTCCACCATAGGAATTTAATCGGATCTTGATCGGACCACCCTGGCCATATTTCATCAGATCATCTTTAAATTTTTTGGGAGTGATCTCATCTTCAAACCAGGACCATTCGGAAATATAACCATAGAGCTCCATTTCCGGATCTTCACCCTCAGCCATATCGAGCCAGGTCCAAAATGGCTCATGAGGCTGAGTATTCCCCTCGAAACATCTGATCGGCTCACTATTATTTTTTTTCATATCTCTAGCATCCTTTTTCGGGATTCCCAGGACCAGGGAGATCGAATCTTTTTCGATTTCCTGGTTTCGATATATAAATTCTGTTTCATCTGGATCATATTGTCTCCAGCGAAACTGATTTTCAGTCTCATCCAGTCCATCCGTGAAATAGTCATGATCCTTGACCCATTTCCTGGAGCTGGCCTCAGTCCAGCCGGCATCTTTCCAAAAGACGACTGACTGAGTATGCTCTTTCCCTTTAGGCGCTTTCCGGCCTACCGTCGGCATTTTTAATCCCTCCGATCGGCAGGATATTTCCTGCCATATAATATTGATCACCCTCCGTATAGGCACTCAGATCCTCTTTTTCTCTCGCCTCATTCGGAGTCATAATCCCATTCTGGATCCGCATGGCCAGAGATTCTCCTCTGGTCTTGGTATCCATTCTTAATAAACTCTCTCTCACAAACTTAAAATATGAGCTCCCTTGCTCCGTCAATGGCAGCCAGAAGATCCTGGCTCCCTCTTCCCAGGCGACCAGATATGCATCCAGGGTCCCCTCCAAATAATCGAGATTTTTCTGCTCATTCGAGTTATAGGCCTCTTTTCCTCTGTTTAATTTATATTCAGGCAGGCCAAAAAAATTACAGATATCTCGATCATTTGCATCGATACTCTCCAGGAATTGAGCATCTTTGAGCTGGATATTAATCGGCTCAAATTTCGTGATCAGCTGATCGAATACTGCCAGGCGATAAGCATTCTCAGCTCCAGACATTTGCTCTTCATAGGCCTGACGAACCTTTTTCCTGGCCTCAGCACTGAGCTCACCTGGGATCTGGACATAGGCTGCAGGCATAAAACCATTATTAAAGAATTTCGCTTGAGTTTTTCGAGCTGCAATCTGCCGGCCGAATGTCTCTCGAGCATAGGTGATCACACTCCGTCCCACGAAACCGGTTTCATCTGGATTGATCATGAGATGGAGAACTTCCACCCCTGGGATATAAACAGCCAGATTATTGGCGAAAATTGTCCGATACCAGATGGATCCCTCCAGATCTAGGACCGGCATGGTCTTATTTGCCGGTAGGATCAGCAGCTGCCTGGGACCAATGATCGGGGACCAGATATAAGCATTCCCATAAAAGAGCTGCCATTCGATTACCATCTTTTTAAAGATAAAAGGCGTCCAGCCCCACATATTCGGACTGATCTGGAGCAGATAGGCCATATTTCGGATCATTGCATTTGGCTCCACCTGGACCGTATTTCGACCTGTCTGTTTGATCATCTGCAGTGGCATTTTTGCCACATCATCTGATATGATATTTTTCGCTCGATAGGCCGTCGCGATTGACTTGGAGGCCTCCACTGAGACCCTCTCTCCAGATTCGGTCCGATATCCCCAGCTCGGCTCATAATTATGGCTAGGTCCCTCTGGATTCTCTTGGATCTTAGGATCTGAGCTCAAAAGTTTTTTTAATATCATTTTTGACCTTCACTTATCCCGATCATCACACCCAGGCCGATCAGCATAATCCCAGCCACGATCCAGGTGATCACTGGATTCCATATGGAAAGACCATAAAGAATGGATCCACACCCAGCCAGGAGCAGGAAATCGTCGAGATAATTTCGAATAAAATTTCTCATAATACCGCCTGATATTGACCAAAAATATTAACCAAAGGTCCTGACATTACTCTTAATCGCTCTGGATGAGGCAATAAATTTCGACCATCCTCGATCCAGGGCCTCATATGATGATCCAGTGGATAATGGAAACATGGGACGTCGCGATCCGTCGGATGAAAATAAACCTGATCTCCCTGGTAGAGATCCATCCCACACAGGATCACTGGATCGCAGCCGATCCATAACGCAAACCAGGCAGCTGTATTCGAGCTATAAAAACCGGTCCAGACTTTCACATCGAAAAGAATATCAGAGGACGGTTCAGGACTGACTTTGATCACGGTCCGATCTTCGAGTGCCTGCAGCATCTCTGGATCGTTTTCTGGCTGATCGTTATAAACCATAAAAGACGGCCGGCAGATTCGGAGCGCGTGATAATTGACTGATATCAGTAGGCACTTTTTTGGCAGCCTGGCCAGGTCCTCTGGCAGACTGGGACCACCTCCCAGGACTGCAGCTGGGATCCCTTTTCCCTCATACTTGCTCTGGAGATCCGACATTCTGATCATGCTGGGATCGGCCTTTTTTCCAGGATAATATTAACGTTTCCATCCAGGGTCCAGCTCAGATGGACGATCTTCCATGGTTTCGGTTTATAGGTTTCATATCTCCGATAATCCGGATCGAAATGCTCGAAAGTGATCTCATCGATCAGATTGCAATGAGTCGGATCATGCATGAAACCGGCAGAGAATCCATAGGGTGTCTCTATATCGATCTTGGCTCCAGGCTCCAGGACCCTCCAGCATTCATCCATAAAATCCATGAATGGCCTCCGTGTACCTAGCTCACTCACGCACACTGGAGGAATATGCTCGACAATATGCCAGGCCTTAGCCTCGATCACGGTCTCAGAGGTCAATGGCCAGGGGAGTAGATTCAGATCGTGAATAATATCCACGCCTGGCAGAGTCTGGATATCCATTCCGATCCAGCCAGGGTCCTTATGATTTCCGCAACCGATATCCAGTCTTATTTTAGGCATAGATTTTCCATAAATAGTCAGCTTTAATGTTCCTCATGGACTGGAGCTTTTTGAGAGCTCGATCCCTGATCGCTAGATAGGGATTTTCGATCGGATTTCCGGTCCTGGGATGTTTAATAATCACGCCGAATTCATCGATATTTCTGGTCGCTTTCATATATTCCAGGAATGCATCCCCATACTGATTAGCCTGATCGATCCGGACTCCATGCTCGATCAGCTGCTGGATCATCTGAGCTTTAACTAGATCTTCCATGCTTTCCCCTCATCGAAAATCCCCAGGGTCTTTTGCTCAAATGCCAAGTTAACTTTACTGGCAGCGCTCGCCTCTTCTGAGCTATGATCTTTTGGCAGGATCGGCAGCTCGAGCTCGATCCGCTCTACCAGGTCATAATCCAGACCTCCCTCCGTGAGATCTAGCTGCTCAAATCTGGGATTAAAATTTAAATTCATCGATCCCCTGGCCAGAAACTTATAATCATCATTCCAGATCCTGGCTAACTTCGCGTGATTTTTGCAAACCTTGACCGAATTTTCACCAAATTTCGACCTCCAACTCTCGACGATATCTGGATTTCGTTTACCGGCCGAATAATCGACGATAAGATTTCCTTCACTGAGCTGACCATTTTCGATCAAAGCGGTCATAACTTCAACCTCATAATCAGCTACCACCCAGGTCCAGATCGAGACACCCGACCGGCCCATTTCATTGAGCAAATAATTAACAATATCGATCATGGAAAACTGGCCACGCGTGATCGCAAAAATACTCATTCCATGCTCGAGCTTTCCGATCGTCTCACCTGCATTTTGCCAGGCCTCGATCGCATGTTTTCTCCGTGAAATTGCCTCAGCTCTCTGGGCCATTACATACCCCATTCTGGATCCAGGATCGCCTCTGAATAATTGACAGATCCTTTATAAAATACAGCCCTGGCCATTGCATCGGCCCAGGCACTTATGAGATCAATGCGCCGGCTCCGGATCACTGATTTTCCCTTGTGCTCTTTAACTAGTTTGATCTGCTCATTGCCATTTTTGGCGACGCTTGCATTTCCGAAACACCATCGAGCGACCTGATTTCCCTCATGACTCATCTGGCCAGCTCGGAGCAGGCGCTCAGTTTCATTAAGTGGAGCGCTCATGCTGATAAATGTCTGAGGGATATCCACGCAGGTCAGGCCGGCTTTTTCCAGTTCCTGGAGCAGCATGGTCGCGAATGCCCGATCCGCGCAGATCTCTTTTACTTTATGAAACTTGGTGAGCTCCAGGATCCGCTCTTTAACTTTTGTATAATCGACGACATTCCCCTCCGTCACTGTGATCATGCCGGCCTTAGCCCATTGATCATATGGGACATGATCTTTTCTGATCCGCTCATCCATGCTCTCACTCGGGATAAAACAATCCCAGAATATCCTCCATTCCAGCTGGGATCCCTGGGGAGGAAAGACTACAGCCAGGGCCGTGAGATCCGTCGTGCTCGAGAGATCCAGGCCGATGTAACAATCCTTATCTAGCAGCTCATCCCTGGTCCATTTGCCGATCGTCTGATCGAAAAGATCAATGGGGAGCCAGGTCGTGAGCTTGGTGGTGATCCATTGATTCAACCGTAACCATCGGAAAAGGCGTTCATCTGCCGGCCGGACCTTAGCCTTATCAGCTGCCTCACGGACGGACTCGATCGAAATCGTATGTCCTAGAGACGGATTAGCCTGATACCAGTTTTCCTCATTGTAAATATCATCTCCCAGGTATGAGAAAATGACTGGATACCAGGTCGGGTCGATAATGTCACCGGCCAAGATCCGCAGAGCATAATCATGCTGCTCCCAGCCCACAGAGACGCGATCAGGATCGTCGCCTGCTGTGGTAATGATCCACCATATCGGCTGGATCCTGGCATCTCCAGCTCCAAAGGTCATGACATCCCAGAGATCCCGATTCGGCTGTGCATGCAGCTCATCGAAAATACAGGCTGACATATTAAGGCCATGTTTCGTATATGCCTCAGCTGAGACTACTTTATAAAAGGATCCAGATTTTCGATCCGTGATCAGCTTAGTGCTGGAGTTAAACTTGGTCCGTCTCCGGAGGGTCACTGACTGGGTGATCATATCCTCAGCCACATCGAAAACTAGAGTCGCCTGCTCACGATCAGCCGCGCAGCCATAGATCTCACCATTAATCTCATGATCAGCGAAGAGATGGAATAGAGCTGCAGCTGCAGCGATCTCAGTCTTTCCCTGTTTTTTGGGGACCTCGATATAAACATATTTAAACTGCCGGAGCCCTCGATCATTCAGGGTCCCATAAACATCCTGGACGATCCTCATCTCCCAGGGTAAGAGCTTAAAAGGCTGACCGGAAAATTGGCCTTTCGTATGCTGCAGGCTCTCGAAAAATGTCACAGCTCGATCGGCCAAATGCTGACTAAACATTGGGACTACCTGGCAGATCACTCATGATGAACATAATCCGTCACATCGTCGATAATTCTAGCGAGCTCATCGACGTCCTCTCGGGTAGCTTTTTTCCTGGCCAGGCGAGCTCTGGCACTAGGCGTCAGGCCTAGCGCGTCCTCATAACTCCGGATCTTAGGTAGCCAGGCCTGGCAGATCTTGATCAGATCCTGGTCTGGATAATCTGATTCATCGATCTCTTTACTCATGGCCTGAAATTTCGCAAGAATATCGCTGTAGAGTGCCAGGGCATTCTGGTCTGATCCATCCAGAACCTGCAGGCCTCTCAGTCGTCGCCTGGTCTCCACGAATATCGCTCGAGCAGCTGGACTCAACCAACTAGGACAGCGGAGTCTGGACCTTTTTTCACGCCTGACAGATCCCTCTGCAGCTTCTCGAGCTGCCCTCTCAGCTCTGGTCAGATGTTTCGAAATGTTATCGAGGACTTTGACTGCCTTTGTCATGATCCCCCTTTATAAAAATTCGTAATGGGGAGTTTTTTTCGCGCGGCAGGCCCCGCCCGCTCTGAGCTCCCCGATTGAAAACTTTTCGATGCCCCTCCCCTTAATTCCTCGAGTGTTTTTCTCGAGTGGCAAATTTTACATAATGACTGTAGAGATCCTGTGAAAAATAAGACCTGATTGCCTCTATGAGGCACGATATGATCGACCTCAGTCGCGATTATATAAATCCCAACCTGCAGACATTCAGCACAGAAAGGATCTCTGATCAGCTGCAGAGCTCGGAGATGTTTCCATCGACTGGTATTATAGAGACGCTGAGATCCTGGATCATGCCGATCATCATAAGGATGATCAGGACACCGGCCATGTTTGACCTTTTTACTGCAGCCTGGATATGAGCACATTCGATCTATAGACTGAGGCATAATGATCACACAGGGTCCGGTCCTATATAACCCAATGATCGAGCCCAGGCAGTGATCGCGTGATCCCATGCCTGAGGAGGTATGACTGGAGATCCCCAGTCATGAGACTTGATCGCATTCCATAGATCTGGGAGGTATTCAGCTCCACGGCCATTCTCCCCCCATTCCCACCAGGTCACACCTGGCAGCTTTAAAGTGTGAGCCATTCGATCGAATTCATTAACCTCATCGACAGAGGGCTGCCACTTATAGGCCGGCTCATTATAGGCAGCTCCCACAGGGATCACAGGCAGATCAGCCAGGGCCTTGAGCTCACGCACTGATCGTCCCAGCTGATCACCTGGATTATGAGCTCCGATCCAATAGACTTGGGGAGAATGAAACTGACAACGCCTTAAG